ACGGTTAAGGTTGGGCCATTCGTCGATGACTCCGACGGCAAAACCGCCGAGACGGGGCTGACCATTGCCCAGGCAGATATCCGGCTGAGCAAAAACGGCGGGGCGTTCGCCCAGACCAACAACAGTGCCGGGGCCACCCACGACGAGAACGGGTATTACGGGGTTCCGCTGGATGCGACGGACACGGGCACGCTTGGGCGGCTCCGGGTGGCTATTTCGGAGTCCGGGGCCCTGCCGGTAGTGCATGATTTTCTCGTGGTCCCGGCGGCTGTGTACGACAGTTTGGTGGCCGGGTCGGATAAACTGCCGGTCGACGTGCAGGAGGTGTCAAGCGACAGCACCGCAGCCGATAACCTGGAGGCGGCCTGTGACGGGACGGGGTATAACCTCGGGGGTGGCAGTGTGGTGGCGGCATCCGTATCGGGGGCTGTGGGGTCGGTTACCGGCAACGTCGGCGGCAACGTCAGTGGCTCGGTCGGGTCGATCTCGGGTGTGACGTTCCCGACGCATTTCGAGGACCTTGCCATCACCGATACCGATGGACACGTCACCGTCGGGACGGTGGTCGACAAGACCGGCTACAGCCTCGCATCGAGCGGCATGGATTCGGTGGTCCTGCCCGCCAACATCGTCACCGCGTCAAGCATCGCAGCCTCCGCACTGAACGGCAAGGGCGACTGGTCTACCCACGATGCGGCGGCGGTGACGACGGCCTTGGGGAACGGTAGCACGCTGACAGCACTGGCGACAGCGGCGGCCGTCGCGGCCATCGAGGGCGACGCGACCGAAGCCAACCAGACGGCCATCCTGGCGGCCCTGACAGCCATCAAGGGCACCGGGTGGACCACCGAGACGCTGAAAGCCATCCACGAAGCCATCGAGGGTGTGGGCGGGGCCATCGGCGCGGGGGCCGACACGGTCACCCTGACGCTGACAACCGCCCTGGACAGCCCCATTGCCGACGCCGACGTGTGGATCTCTACTGACGAGGCTGGCAACAACATCGTGGCCGGCACGCGGCAGACCAATTCGGCGGGCCAGGTCACCTTCCGGCTCGACGCGGGCGTGACTTACTACCGCTGGGCGCAGAAGGACGGCATCAACTTCACCAACCCGACGGCATTCACAGCGGAGGCTGATAGCTGATGGGCAACACCTTTACTGACGCTGCTGCCGCATCCGGGGATACATCCTCATGGATCACCTACGCGACCCTCAAGTCCGATGTGGCTCACTTTTTGGGGTACGGCGTGGACTCGTCCGAGTGGACGGCGGCCCAACTGGCCGAGATTGATAAGTATGTCCAGGCTGGTGTCCGTCAATTCTACTTCCCCCCGGTAGTTCAGGGTGTGGAGCCGGGTTACGAATGGTCGTTCCTGCGTCCACACGCCACGCTCGATACCACCGCAGACGATGCTGCGCAAGACCTGCCCGACGACCTGGGGCGGGTGCTGGGCGACTTCTTTTATGACGAGTCTCAGCATCGGCCTTCCGTCGTGCAGGTCAGTGAGGCCCGGCTGTTGGCCATGCTGTCACGCACCGAAGACGCCGGACCTCCGCGGGTGGCGTGCGTGCGATACAAGGAGCAGGTGGCCGGCGTCGAACAAAAACTCGAGGTGGCGTGGTGGCCTGTCCCCAATGCCGCCTACACCCTGACATATCGCTACGAGGCATATGCTGGCAAGCTCACTGCCTCCAACCCTTACCCGTTGGGCGGTCGGCGCCACGCGGAGCTGATAACCGAGTCGTGTCTGGCCGTGGCAGAGCAACGCGCCGATGACGAGCGCGGATTGCACAGTGATGCCTTCGAGAGGATGTTGGTCGGGGCTGTGGCGATGGATCGGAAACAGGGTGCCAGGTACTACGGCAGCATGGCAACCGAGCCCGGAACTATCGTGCCTCGGCATGGCGACACCGGTTCAACCTACCCCATAACTTACGGAGGCGAGACGTGGTAATCCCCTGGTATGTAACAACCGCAGCCGGCTTGATTGGAACCGCGGCGCTCGCCTTCTTTGGCTGGTTGGCTGTGCAGGTGATTCGACAGGGCATCAAGCTGGTTGAACTTGAGAACCGCATCACGCAACAAGACCACGTCTGCACCGAGCGGCTGGTGTGGCTGAGAAGCATGGATTCGAAATTGGATACTGTCTCGGATGGCGTGTCCGAGATTCGCGGCATTTTGAAACCAAAGAACAGGAGCTGAATTATGAAGAGCATCATGCGCAAAGTCGTGCCGTGGGCTGTCCCGGTCGCCCTTATCGTTGTGCTGGTGGCGGTCGCCGCGGTGGTGCCGGGGTGCAAGAGCACCGTAGACAGTATTCGCGCCCCCGGCGAGCAGGTGGATCGAGACGAGTTGGCCGCCGAAGTACGTGTCGTGTCGACCGACCTCGAAACCGCGAAGGCGCGTCTGGAGGCGGACTTTCAAGTGCGGGCTCAAGAGTTGAATGCCCGCATCGAAGACTTTAACGACGATGTCGCCGACAAGATTGCGTCACTGGATAGACAGGACGAGCAGAAGCTCGCGCTTATCAGTGCGATCAATAGTGTGGCCACCTCGGCCGTGGAGGGCAATGTAAACCCCGCCGCGGTCACCATGCTTGGGTTGTCGGCCCTGACTGGCCTGCTTACTGGAGCCTTGGGGGTCCGAAGACCGAACGATGTACCCGCCGAAGAGTCTCGCAAGCGCGAACTGGTGGCGGCAAGGATCAAGGCGCCGCCTCCGTAGGTGGCGTGTGATAGCACTGCACTCATCTCATAAACCAAAAACCAAGGAGCAAACACAATGCTTGCACGCATCTGTAGCCTGTTGAGATTCAAACCGCCCGCCAACGAACTGGTTGGTCTGTTGATGGCGAGTGGCCCGACCGTCCCCACGGATGGCGCCTACGGGTACGCCCCCGGGTGTATCTTCCAGCACACCGACGGGAGCGCCGGGACCGTCCTCTACGTCAACGAGGGGGACGAAGACTCGGCGGACTTCAACGCCATTGCGGGGCTGACGGCCGCGCAAGAAGCCCTGCTGGGGGCGACGGCTGGCACGGCCAGTGCCAGCAAGGCGCTGATCGTCGATGCCAGCAAGGACATCGCTGGCATCAACCTGTTGACCGCCGCCGGCCTCAATTTCACCCCGGCGTCCCGCACGGCCACCGCCGACGGGACCGGCACGGGCCTGATCGCCGACGCGGGGATGCTCCAGCACGTCACGGTGACGGCGGGGGCTGACGCCAATGCTATCATCACGCTGCCGTCGCCGACGCCCGGCTCCATCGTGATCCTGCATGTCGGCGCCACGGGATACGAGCTGCGCAGCAGCGCTCCGGCTACCGTGGCGATCAACGGAGGCACCGGCGCGGCGGCCGAGTCGGCCATCGGCGCCAACACCACCGTGGTGGCGATCTGCGCGTCGGCCACGTCGTGGAAGGCCCTGCAATTGGGTTCCGACGGCACGCTCGCCCAGGTGGAGGCCGCGGCCTAGTGCCCCGTACCTCCCACAAAACGCTCACGTTCCCCCTTGCCGGGGTGTCCCGGCGAGGGGGCTATCGTGAGCAGACGCGGCCATTTTCGGCCCCTTGGGCCGTCAATGTGCGCGGCACCGGGGCGCTCGAAAGTCGAGAGCGTGGCGGCTCCAGGCCGGGCCTGTCCAAGGTCTGCGCAACAGATCTCGGCAGCATAGCTGGCCTGTTCCCGCTGGTGTACCTGGACTCGAGCGGGGGGAGGCAGCACGACCTGGTCTACATCGGCGGCGGTTCGCTGGGCACCGTGCGCGGGAGCGCGGCCACCGAGTCGGACGGCTCACTGCAAACAGCGGGCGGCGTGACGATCACCACCGAGGACGGGACCGAGATTGTGTTTCCATCTACGGTGGCGTCCGCTTGCACCATCACCGATACGGGCGCCTACAGCGCGGCGGCCATGGAAGGGCGCCTGTACCTGGCCGACAGCGTGCTGCGCGTCTACAACCCCGTGACGGGCGTTGTGGTGGCCGTGGTGGCGTCGTCCGGCACCGTGCCCACGGGGCAGCCGCTTGTGTGCAACTACCGGGGCCGGCTGGTGCTCGGGGGAGCCAACCACCTGTGGTACGCCTCGCGCCAGGGCGACGCCTCCGATTGGCATTTTGGCGCAGACATGGACGACCGGGGCAGGGCGGTTGCCGGCCAGGTGGCGCTTGCCGGACATCTCGGCGACGTGCCCACGGCGATGGTCCCGGTGCAGGACAAGGCGCTGGTGTTCGCGTGCGCCAACAGCCTGTGGTCGCTGCGCGGCGACCCAACCGACGGGGCAATGGCCCAAATCAGTGACGAGTTGGGCGTGATAGCACCGGGTGCGTGGGCCGTGGCCCCCGACGGAATGATGGCGTTTTTGAGCAACGACGGCGTGTACATGTGGGGAGCCGGATCGTCCGGGGCTCCCGTGCGGTTCAGTGAAGAGCGCGTGCCGGGCGAGCTTCGAGAGGTGAGCGCCACGACGAACACGATCTCGATGGCCTACGACCCCCGCGGGCGCGGGTTCCACCTGTTCATTACGCCCAGCGCCGGCGCCGGGACGCACTGGTGGCTGGACGTGAAGCGGAAGGCGGCATGGCCTGTAGTGATGCAGGCCGACCACCAGCCCACCGCGGTGGCTCGCGTGGAAGGTACGGGGCTTGCCGACGTGGTGCTGGGGTGTTCGGATGGGTACTTGCGCA